TTTGCTCTTCTGTAAGCAGCAACACCTTTTTTAGTCATGCCTGCTCCAGACTTTGTGGGTCTATAATTTGCACCCTTACCTGTAGTGGTTTTTCTTATAGGGTTTTCTCTTTTTCTCATGCAAATGTTTTTACGTTGGTTGGTTTACCGCCCGGATTCCCCGCAGCTCTCTTTCGTTTGACAGCACTCGCCTTTTGCGACTTTGTCATCTGTGTGGCTTTTGCAAGTGGAACGCATTTTGGATATTTCCTTTTGCTGCCCTTGCTTCTCCCGCATGGTTGATACTTCCCGTCTTTCTTCGGTGCTCCAATGTCTACCCATTTCTGTGCTACCCATTCTCGTAGTCCTCCTTTAGAAAAGTGTGTACGCATTACGAATTCTTTCCGTAAGCTCTTCCTTTGCCTTTCATGGCTAACTTACATTTAGAACCCATTTTGTATCCGGCTCTTCCACCTTTTGAAAATTTTTCAACTTTTACACCTGATTTTTTTGAAGCCTCTTTTCTTTGTTGAAAAAATCTTTCATCAGACATAGGTGAATCTTCTTTTTTTTTAAAATTTTTTAATCTTTTTTTTGTCAATGGATGTTTATCTCCGAAGTCTATTTCACCCGAATCTATCATGTCTCCAAAACCCATTTTTCTAAATTTTGCTTTTTTACCTTCTCTTTCTCTATCTTCTTGCATTGGATTTTTTTTATTTTTTTTCTTTTCTTCATCTAGCATTTTTATTGGCATTATACTTGTCCCCCTTTTAGATATCTCATTCTAGTCATGTCCATGACTCCGCCACCCATAGCTTTTTTTCTTTTCTTCTTGCCACCTGGTGTAACTTTACCTGAACATACTGCTGATGCGTACATGTTAGCATATGCTGACGGGTACACTTTAAATTTTCGCTTCGCTGCCGCTTTACCTCTTGGACATAATTTAGCCATTATCCTCTACCTCTTAATTTTTTAAAATCTTGTGCATCTATTTTTTTACGATTACCAGCTAATTTTGCTATCTTCATTTGTTTAGCAGATAACTGTTTTTTAGGTCCAAATGTTTCTTTTATTTTTTGAACGTTTGATTTTTTCTTACCCATATCGGCTCCACCACCAAATTTTAAACCAACTCTTCCACCTTTAGCTTTTTTATCTAATTCTTTTCCTTTTTTTCCTTTAAAAGCTTTTGCAGATTTTTCATATTTTAAATCAACAGGCTCAGCAGGAACATTTCTATGATAAATACTTTTATCTATTTGTGTTGCTCTTT